CGCCAACGCGCTAGACCCACCCGTTGGCTTATAAATAGCCGAGGCGCAGTAGACGCCAACCGAAATTCCAGACGTTATAGTGCCCAAAGTAACACGATGCTCCCCAGTGTTTGTATCCGCCGCATACTTTCCTAAATTAAACAGCCCGCCCGCCCATGAAACGGTACCAGACAACTTAACACGTTGAAATCCGCCAGATGGTCCATTACTACTATTGTTCGTCACCAAATTGGTCGCCGCCGGCCATATCGTCGGAAGAAGAAGGCCACTTGGAGACTGCGTAAATATAAGTTCATTTGGCGCAGTCTCCTTGTAAGCACCATTCTCGTCAAAGTACGGCCGCGTGGTGGCTCGGCTGAAGCTTCCTTCGTTTCCTACGACAGGCTGTAACGAAGCCTGTTGCGGCGCAAGCGCAAAGTCGTGATAAAAGAGCAGGCGCCTTGCGGCCAGGTCCGTAAGCCTGAAGCCGCTCGGGCGCCGGAGCCAGATCGGTTGACGCATGGCTTCTCCTCAGTAGATGTCTGCATCGGCGGTTGTAATGCGCATGACGGCCAGACCGTTTTCGCTGCCGCCCATTGCCAGCTGCAGCGTTCGGTCCTGCCAGTAGAGCACGTCCGTGAGCGTCTCGGCCACGATCGTCACGGGCGTGCGATCGCGCACCCAGGCGGCGATCTGATCGCGCTGCGCGATGTCGAGCGCAGCGCGTATCGTAAGACGACGCCGCACGTCCAGCATCGCCTCCGTGCGGTCCTGCAGCTCGACCGTCTCCGCCTCCTCGACGATCTCGCTCCCGGGGAGCACGCGATCGATCACCACCTGCGTGCTGCCGTCATCGAGCATCGCAGCGATAATATTGCGCGTCATGGCTCAGTCAGTCTTAGACGATGGCCGCGCCATCGACGGTCGTCTTCTGGAAGATGATCTCCGCGCGCGGCGGATTGCCGCCAGCATTCCGCACACTGCGCACGCGCACGTTGCGCACCTCACGAACGCCACCGTCCAACTTCGTCAGTTTCAGCCAGATTTTGTTTTGCGCCAGGTTGCTTGCGTGCGTGCGCAACGTGCCCAGCGAGGCGTCCGTGATCGCATAGGTTTGAACGGTCACGTCCGTGCGCACGTCCACCGTGACCTCCGTGCGGTCGGCCAGCTCGGCCGTGGCCACGTCGTCCTCCGGCCAGTCGAACGGAAGGATTTCGGGAATTTGCGTGTAGGAGGCCGGCGCCGTCGTACCGTCGCTCGAGACGCCAAATTCGACCTTGATGACCCGTTTTTCCATGGCTTACCGGTTTTAGGTTAGTAAATAGATTGCTGTCGCACTCAGCACGTGCCAGAGGCCATGCGCCACCTGGTAGCGTATGTCCTCCGGGCGCTCTTCGTAACGCTCGCCGTAGGCGGCTGCGGCCAGCGCGACCAGAAAGAGCATTGCCGCCGGGATCGAAGCCGGCCAGAGCCGCCCGACCACCAGCCCGAAAGCAGCCGCCACGTAGAGGTCCATCGGCCGCAGGCTCCAGGCCAAAAGCGCGGCCGCCGGAAACAGCGCCGGGCTCACCCACCAGGGCCAGACCGCGTGTGCCAGGAGCGCCAGCGCGAGTACCAGCACACCGAGCCGATCCAGCCGCCGCGCCCCATCGGTGCGACTGATGTGGTAGAGCATGCTGAGTAGACCAGCCAGCATCAGCGCAAATCCGACCGTCGGCGCGCGATCTACCGCCGCCCCGCCGGCAATCACATAAGCGGCGTTTGTGATAATTTCCAGGGATCGGCTCATTTCGGATATATCCAGAGCCCGTCTTTCTTCTGATGGATTGCCAACTCGGAAGGCCTGCAGCCGAACTCTCGCTCAGCCCGGGCCAGCACGACGTCCAGGTCGCGGCCGGTGTGCACTTTCCTTCGCGGCACCACCACCGCGCGGCGCGGCCGCGTGCCCACCAGCACGTGACGGATCGCGATGTCGTCCTCCAGAATCATGGCCATACCCTTACTCTGACGCCTGCCGAGAGTCCGATTGTGGACGCCCGCAGGAAGGCGCCGAGGCGACGGTAGCGCGCCTCGGACTCCACGGCCGCATACCACCGCCAGGTGTCCGCCACGAGCATGCGTCCCAGCGCGGCGTGCAGGCTGTAGCCAGCAGCCTGCGGCGGCACGCTATAGACCGCCTGCTCCCAGCGTCCGACGCTCGGTTCGAAATACGTCCAGACGCATCGGCCCGGCTCGGTCCGGATCGGCTCCGGCCGGCTGATCACGTAGCGCTCGACCTCGACCGGCACGCGCACCGTGTCCGTGCGCACGCGCACGCGCTCACGATAGATCACACGCTCGACCGGCACGGCCACACGCACCGTCTCGGCCGGCAAGAGGCGCTCCGCATAGATCGTGTCGGTGCGCACGCGCTCCACCGTCCGGATGGGCGCCGTCTGCCGCCCCAGCAGGAAGGCCGCCAGGAGCGCCAGAATTGGCACGATGGAGCGGAGCGCCTTCATTTTGCCCTGAGTCGCTCTTTCAGCGCATCTCCTGCCTTGCTGCCGAGCAGCACGCCGGCCACGCCCACGAGCAACACAGCGTAATCGCTCAGGCCAGCGACAAACTGATCGGCCGGCAGCAGTACGTAGCGCACCGTGATCGACACGGTGCAGATGAACACGAGCACGTGCGTCCGATGTCCGCGCAAGCGGTCCAGCACGTCAAAGAGCGTCATCGCAGTAGCTGACTGAGTATCCACATTGCCACGCCGGATCCGGATCCGGCCAGTAGACCTACGAGCCAGAGCTTGAGCTGCGAGCGCGTCTCAAGCGACACCACGCGCTCGCGCAAATGGCCAAGGTCGCGCTCTATCTTCTCGAAGCGGCTCCCCATTCCCTCCAAGGGGCGGCGGTGGGCAATCATAAAGTCGCGTACCTCACTGAGCAGCTGGCGCTGCGCGGCAAGCTCCGCCTCAATGCGCGCCAGCACTTCACGCAGATCCTGCATTTCTTCTGCATCTAACGCGATCCAGTTGAAAGCCAGCTCGTCCATTGTCCCGTCCGCATCATTTCCGCCAGTTCCTGAGCGCGACGGCCTACCTGGCGCGCCCAAAGGCTGTCGAGCATTTCCGAAGCTGCACGTTCAAAGTCGCCAAGCGCCAGCGCCGCTCGCATCCTTTTGAAGCTCGCCAGTCCCGCGCGTCCAATGTTGAAGGCCATGTTTACCAGGACCGCCTGGCGCACTTCGTCAAGCACATCGAAGCCAGGGACCACCTCTTTTGCCGCTTGGATCGCGCGGTCCAGGTCATGCTCCAGCATCAGCTCGGCCTCTTCGAGACTGATACCGACGTCCTCCAGGTTGCGGCCGTAGCCGATCGTGAGCTTACCGACTGCGTCGCGGTAGGGCTTCAGGCGAAGCCCTTCGTGCACGATCAGCATGCGCCGCAGCCGCTCCTTCGCCTCCGGACTCATCGCCCGCGTTTCGATTTTGTGACCTGCTTGTCCCGCTCGGTCGTGTCGGATCCGGCTTCCTCAGGCTCTTCCTCGATGCGGTAGCCGTAGTTGGCCGCCAGGTAGCGGGCGAGCTCTTCCGGCACGCCCTCGGCCCATCCGCGCTCGAAGCGGACGCCGTGCCGCAGCCCGCTGAAGCCTTCGTTACCCGTGTAGACGATCATGGCTCAGAACCGAATGCCCTCGATGCGTACCAGTGCGTTGGGATTGAGCACGACCAGGTCGACGTCGAATTCCACAAGCGTGACGTACTTCGTGCCGACCAGCCCCAGGTCCTGCACGTCCAGCCCCACGTTCGTGGCGAACGTCACGTCCTGCTGCTCACCGAAGCGCACGAGGTAGATGCTCGTGCAGTCGTTCGAAGTACCGACCCTCTCGTCGTTGCCGATGACCAGGCCGGTCCGATCGGCCTTGAAGCCGGCGTTGACGATCGGGATCTCGTTGTAGACCGTCACCAGCTGCTGACGGCCAAAGACATCCGGTGCGGCCTCCACGCGCACGTAGTCGCGCGCGAGGTTCGTCAGCCGCGAGATGAACTTGCCGTTGGCGATGATGCAGGTGGGACCGCCCGGAATCGACAAAATCTGCTCGTCGAGCAGCTCCAGGAAACTCTTCAGCGTCGAGGCGTCCAGGACGGTGCCGTTAGTGCCCCAGGTCACCACGCGCGAGAGCGCAGCCGCCTGCGCCTTCAGCCCGGTGATCTGCTCCGAATCCCGCGCATTGTCGTGGTTGATGGTGGCATCCATGAAGTAGCGCCCGAGCGACTGCGCGAAACGCCGCAGGTCGGTGACGCGCTGGCTGCCGATGTCGCCCCCTCGCCGCTCGTAGGCGATGTCGGTCTGGACCTTGTCGCCGTAGATCTTGAGCGACACGCTGGCGAACTGCGGCGCCTTCTCCTTGGGTGTGTAGTCGGTCGAGGTCGTGCGCGTGTCGCCCGCGTTGAACTCGCCGTAGTCCTTACGCGGCGCGTCGGCGTTGCCCGTGAACGTGTAGAATTCGGCGTAAGGCGCCATCGGCCAGCTCGAGATGAACTCGGCCACGGCCAGGTTGCGGAGCTCTGTCACGCTCCGGGCGCCCGATCCGGTGGAGACTTCGCGGATGCTTGCCATCTTCCTCTCCTACGAGTTGGTTAGTTGGTGGCTGCTTTGGCATTGAAGTAGCTCTTGGCCGCCTCGACGAGCGCCCGACGGTCGAGCACGTCCGGCTCGGGCGCGGCGGCCTTCTTCGCGTCCTGCTTCTCGTCCTTGTTCACGGCCGGATTGGCCGGAAGCTCGGCGATGATCTGGCTGGTGAGGTCGAAGTTGGCCTCCAGGCGGGCCTTCCATTCGTCGCGCTTGCCGGGCGGAATCTTGCCCGCTTTGACCGCCTCGTCGAGCAGCTCGGCGATGCGCTTCTCCTGCTCCTTGCGTCGCTGCTCCTCGAGGGCTCTGACGGCTTCCTTGCGGGCCTTCTGCTCCTCGGCCAGCGCCTGCTGCAGCGCGGCCAGCTGCTCCTGAAGCTGACGGAACTGCGCCCGCATCTCGGCAAGCGCGTCCCCTTCGGAAGCCTTCGGTTGAGGCGTCGGCTGCGGAGCGGGCGGCGTGTCGTCCAGATCCTTGACGAGATCGTCCAGATCGACGTCTTCAGGCAGCTTGCCCTGCAGCTTCTCCTTGAGCTTTTCGATCAGACCCATGGCTTTTGCGGTTTTTGCGGACGTTACGCAGCGGGAAAGGCCGATTCTTGCACATGTGCATGTGCAAAAAAATCAGGGCTCGGCGCACGTATCATTCCGGCAAAAAGCACATGCCGTTCATCACGCAGCAGGAGTTCGAGGAGCTGACGGGTCCGATCGGACAGGCGGCCGCTTCCGATCCGGCCGCCTTCCAGCGGGCGCAGGCGGCCGCCGACGACCGCATCACGTCGATCACAGGCGTGGCGGCTCCCAGCGACCCTTCCACCGCCCCGATCTGGGCCAAACACGCGGCGGCCTGGCTGATCCTCTACGACCTGATGCTGCACGTGCAGCCCGCCTCGGCCGAAACGATGGACTTCGTACAAGCCCACTACCGGGAGGCGCTCGCCGAGCTGGAACGCCGCGCCCGCCAGCTGGACGCTACCGTGACGAGCGAGCAGAACACCTTCGCCAAAGTGGCAAAGATCGATGGCCTATACGAGTGGTAGCTACAAGGCGCTCTGGGACCAGGTGATCCAGGTCCTTCGGAACGACGCCGCCACGATCGGACTGGACGCCGCCCGCATCGTGGCGGGCGAGTTCGGCAAGAACCCGCCGATGCGGCCGCCCTACGCACTCGTCTTCCTGGAGGCCACGACCTCGCCGCTGGATGCGCGCGGCGTGCCGATCGACGACGACTACCTGCTGACGTGCTTCTTCGTGGCCGAGGCCCGCCCCACGCAGCAGGAGGCCATCGCGAAGGCCTACGACATGGCGCGTCAGGCGCTGGAGGTGCTGGCCGCCTCCACGCTTTCAGTCTGGTTCGAAAGCCGCGCCATCGTGCTCGATACCGTCGAAGCAGACTGGGTCGTCTATCGGCTCGAAGCCTACGTGACGCCATGATCCGCGAGGAAGACCTGGTAGTGCGCCATGTGCTCGTCGGCACGCGGCCGCGCCGGGCGGTCGTGGCACCGATCCGTAAGGTCCGCACGGGCCGCGACCTGGACGTCGTGCTGGCCCGGGCCGAACGCGAGTTCGGATGCCGCACCTCGGAGCTGGCCGTACACCGGAAGAAGGACGAGCTCTGGGTCTACGTGAAATGAAGCGACGGCTGAAGCAGAAGGACATCGAAAAGGCGCTTCGCATCGCCTCCGGCAACGTGACCGAGGCGGCCGACCGGCTGGGTGTGCCCCGCTCGACGCTCTACCGCCGCATCAAGCAGTCGAAGCGGCTGCAGGAAGTGCTCGAAGAGTGCCGCGAGGTGCTCATCGACGAGGCCGAGGCCGCACTCACGCGGCGCGTGCGCCAGGGCAACATGAGTGCGATCACGTTCGTGCTCAAGACGCTCGGCCGCACGCGCGGCTACGTCGAGCGCCAGGAAATCGAACACACCGGGCTGCACGAACTGAACGTGCACGTGCACATCGTCCGACCTGAAGATGCTGCCGACTGAAGTCCACCTGCACATCAACGAGGCCTACCTGCCGGCGCTGGAGAGCCGGCACCGCTACCTCGTGCTCTACGGCGGCGCGGGCAGCGGCAAGTCGCACTTCGCCGCGCAGAAACTGATCCTGCGGCTGCTGGAGCGACGCGGACACCGCATCCTGGTCGTGCGCAAAGTGGCCCGGACGATCCGCCATTCGTGTTTCCGGCTGCTCAAGGATCTGATCGTCACGAGCGGCCTGCGGCGGCTCTTTTCCTTCAATGAAACCGAAATGACCATCCGTTGCTTGAACGGCTCGGAGATCGTCACCAGCGGCCTGGACGACACCGAAAAGCTCAAGTCGATCGCGGGCATCACGTCCATCTGGATCGAAGAAGCCACCGAGCTGGAGCCGGAGGAGTTCGAGCAGGTGGACCTGCGCCTGCGCGGCGAAAGCCCAGACTACCGGCAGATCCTCCTGACCTTCAACCCCATTTCGAAGGAGCACTGGCTGAAGGCGCGCTTCGTAGACCTTCCCGGCGAGGACGTGGCCATCTTCCGCACCACGTACCGGGACAACGCCTTCATCGACCCGGACTACGTGAAGGTGCTCGAGTCGCTCCGCGACAAGGACCCGCATTTCTGGCGCGTCTACGCGCTGGGCGAATGGGGCGAGCCGGTCGAGGGCTTCGTCTTCAAGCGCGAATACTACCAGGAGTGGGACCACGTGCCGGCCGACGCGCGGGGCGTGGTCTACTGCGACCCGAATCTGGCGCGCAAGAGCAAGGGCGACACGACGGCCGTCGTGAAGTTGCTCTTCAGCCCGACGACCGGGCGCTACTACGTGGCCGAGGCCGTCTGTCGGAGCTTCGCCGATCCGAACGAGCTGCTTTCGGTGGTGCTGTCGATGCGGGATCGGCGTGTCGTGGCGCTCGGCTTCGACGGCCACGTCAGCCAAGAGTCGACCTGGACGGCGCACGTGCGCAACTGGTGCCGCATTCACGGCGTGCCGTTCCCGCCGATCGAGTACAAGCGCTATCGTGTGGACGAGCTGGCCAAGACCGTGCAGTTCGCCTACACGGACCGGCTGATCTACTTTCCGCCGGATTTCGGTTCGACGGAGGACGGCGCGCGCTTCCTCGCTCAGCTCTGGACGTTCGCGGGCAAGAAAAGCTCGAAGGAAAAGGATGACGCGCCGGACGCGCTCATCTGCGCCTTCGAGTTTCTGCACGAGCGCGGCCTGGCCCGCCTGGCCGGAAGCGCCGAAGCCTACCGCGTGATCACCGTCAAAGACGTCTACTGAAGCCATGGCCATGTACGTCCATCACACGATCCGCAACAAGCTGCTTCCCACGGTCGCCGAGGCGCTCGAGATCATGCGCCTGGCCGACCACCCGGACGAGCAGTTTCGGGACATGCGGCCGCTCATGAGCGTGCTCATGCGGCTTCCGGACGCCGACCCGCGTCTGGGCGGCCACATCCTCACGCGCCTGACGGCGGTAACCTCGTTCGACTGGCGCATCGTGGGCGACGAAGACGGCTCGGTACGGCGCCGCCTGGCGCGTACGATCGACACGGTCGTGCGCAAGAGCCTGGACGTGGCGCTCTTCGGCGCCATGTGCATCGAGCTGGATCCGGTCTTCGAAGGCGACGCCTGGACGCTGCGCCCGCTGCGCGTCTACGACCCGGTGGACCTGGATCGACCTACACCCAACGTGGAAGATCTACAGATCGTCAGCGAAGACGAGCGCGGGCGCCTTGTGCGCAGTCGCCCGCGGGAGCCGTTCATTGCGGACGTGGACGAGCGGGCCTGGCAGGGCGGCGTGCTGCGCAGCGTGCTGCTGTTCGAAGTGATCCGCAACGACATGATTCGCGAGTGGGCAAACTTTTCGCGCAAACTCAAAGGCATCATCCAGGGCATTCACCGGGAGGGGGCACAGGAAGAGGAGCGGGCGGCGGCCGAGCAGGCGCTGCGCGACGCCGTGCTGCACAACTACCTGATCACGAGCGACGCAATCGAATTTCGGTTCAACCAGCTCGTGAAGGAGGCGGCCGGCCAGAACTTCAAGGAGATCAAAGCCGCGCTGGACGCCGACATCGCGATCGCCGTGCTGGGACAGGCCAACACGCCGGAGCTTCCACGGGGCGGCGGCAGCCGGGCGGCCCTTCAGATTCTGCAGCTCATTCGGGCCGACATCCACTACAGCGACATGCTGCGTGCCGAACGCCTGGTGAACGAACTGCTTTTGATGGACTACCGGCTCAACTTCGACGCCGACGCCGCCGAGGCGCCGTGGCGTTTCGAGTTCGCCTGGGAGGAAAGCGAGGAGGAGGACATCGAGGCAACGGCCCGAACGATCCGCGAGGTGGCCGAGATTGGCCTGCCGCTCCTGGCCGACGAGGTGTACGCCCGGCTGGGATTCACGCGGCCGCCCGAAGTGCCGGACGTGCTGCAGCTGAGCCGCAACCCGCTGCCGACGCTATGATTCGGATCGACGGTAATGCATTACGTGCGGCCGGTGATCTGGCCGTCGAGCTGATCGTCTCGCGTACGCTGGAAGGGCGCGACCGCTTCGGCCGGCCGTTTGCGCCCTACTCCACGCGGCCCTACGCGCTTCCGGCCGGGGCGCTCTGGGCGCAGGGCAGCCGCACCGCCGCACGCCGCCTGAAGCAACAGGGACAGATCGGCTACTTCCGGCGGCAGGGCAAGCTCTGGGCGATCGTGAAGGGCGGCTATCGCGCCTACAAGGAGGCCCGTCTTGGCCAGGGCAACCAGGTCAACCTGACGTTGACGGGCTCGATGTTGCGAAGCCTGCGCGTGCTCAGGGTGGACGAACGGGAAGGCAGCGTGACGATCGGATTTGGCCGCACGGACGCGGCCGAAAAGGCTTACTATCACGTGGTGAGCGGCGCCGGACCGAGCCGAACGATTCGGGACTTTCTGGGCCTGACGGACGAAGAGCTGGATCGTGTGGCGGAAGTGATCGCCCGGGGCATTCGCTTCGAGCTTTAGGCGTATTCTTCGTCTTCCTCCGGTTCGCCGGTCATGGCCACGTCCAGGTCACGCAGGTAGCGCCCGCGGTCGATCTCCAGCAGCGCTTCGAGCCGCTCAAGCTCCTCAAGCGTGAGATCGCCCCGGCCATAGGCTTCGGAGATACGGCCCCAGAAGATCAGTTGGGCTTCGGTGGTGAGATAGCCGCCCTTTCTGGCCTTTTCGATCGTGTCCCTCAGGACTTCGTAATAGACCTTACCCATCAGGGCCTCTCTCGAATTCGTAAACGATGTTGCCTTCTTTGTCTATTACCAACACACGTTTGATACGTTTCTGTTGGTCGCGACGTATCGCATGACGCACACCCCTGATAACAACGCGCAACTGCTCTTTCGAAACTTCGCGATCCAGATGCAGAACGATCACGTCGACGGAGGCCTTCTTCTTCGCCTTCCGCAAGTGCTGGTAGGCCGCGTTGTACAGATTCGTCGCCTCTTCCGTGATCGTTTTGAACTCCCAGTATTCGTCGGCTCTGCGCTCTTCGCCGCTCGGCGGAATGAAGACCACGTCCCTTCTGTAACGATCGGCAAGGATTCTTGCCAGCTTTAGCTCGTGCTGCTGCGGTTTGACCTCGGGCGGGGCAAGTACGCGGGCCTTGTCGCTGTAGAGCTCGCGCAGTTCTTGCCCACGGCCGGTCGTCAGGCCGGCCGTCTCCGATCGACCACCGGCGGAGGCGACCAAACGGAACAGCCTTGGAGACTCCGGCTCGGGCTCGACGACCGACACCCAGCGGTGCCGGCAGTTGTAGCCCCCGCCGTAGATCCACACCGGCAGGCCCTGGCCGTTGTCGAGCTGCTGAATCTCCTCCCAGGTGTAGACCTGGTTGTAGTGCTCCTTGCAGAACTTTCGGATGGGCGGCGGCCCCACGTAGCGAAAGCGACGGATGCCGGCCGCTCGGGCGTCGGCGAAGAACTGGATGCGATCAATGCCGGCCAGCGCCGTGTTGCTCACGGTGAACATGTAGCGCTCGCCACGTTCGAGGATGCGCTCGAGGTGGCGCCGGGCGATGCGCTCCAGCTCGCGGCGCGAGGCGTCGCGCGCCAGCGCATTTGTCAGCTCGCGCAGCAGGTTGTCCTGGATGCGTCCGGCGGCCCGGGCCACGTCCGCCCCGGCCCATCGGAGCACTTCGGCGGCCGCCCGGATCTCCTCGAGCTCCGCCGTATGAGCGCGCAGCCACTCGTGCATGCGAAGGGCCTCCTCCTGGAGGGCTTGGGCGAGCGTGCGGTCGATGCGATGGCGACGGAAAAACTCGGCCAGCGCCCGCCCTACTTCTTCCGGGTCTCGACGCTCGCGTACCAGCTGCACGACCAGACGACGCAGCTCTCCGGCGAATCGGCGGAATTCACGTTCCATGGCGGTATCCCATGTTTTCCGGTGACGCCTGCATTATGCGCCGCCGGTTCGGCCCGCGCTATCATGCGACGTGAGAATCGCCCGCCTCCCAGCGCTCCAGGTCGACCCATTCCGATTCGTAGCGGGAAGGTCGGTAGACCTCGACGCGGACGATGCGCTCTTCGGTCTCCAGGAACAGGCCGCAGTTGTCGCAGCGACGTCGGCGCAGGATGAGGTTTTCGACCCGGATGGTGCGGACTACGAGCAGGCGGTCGTCGGCGCAGCGCGGGCAGAACATACCCCATTCAGGTGTTGTATTTGTCTCATTCGCCGGAAAGGTAACGGGCGGAAGCGGTTCTTTTTACCAGGATCTTTGCCAGGAACTTTGTCAAGATTTATGGCAAGAATCGTGGCAAAAAGCAGGTAGTCCGTTGCTTCCGGAGCACTGGACGTACATCCGATACGAGGACCTGAACGAAGACGGCCGCCTGGTGTGGGACGTGCTGGGCAAGGAGGCGGCCTTGAAGCTGATCAGTGCGGTGGGCGGCGTGCGGCTCTACCTGCAGGACGCTTCACGTCTGGAGCGACGGGCGCGGTTGCGCATGGCGCGCGAGCTGCTGGCCCGGGGCGAAGATCCGGAGGAAGTGCGGCGGAAGGTGAGAATGCCTGTAGAACGGCTAAAAATGCTAACTATTACTCCGGTTGTAACCTCCGGATGAGATTTTTCGCCTATGCGTAGCGCTAAACGTTCATCTGGAGAACGTCCAGCGAAAG